TTAATGACGCATTGTGGCTTAAATGCTGTTACACATACTTCATGTGTTACAAAGTGTTCGGTTACACATCCTAACCTATTGTAATTACTCATGTTACTGTTGTTACACATAAAAGTGTAAACGAGTCATAATTTTTATTAAACAATATACTGTTTACTCCTTATAAGGAGATGCCAAAAAGCGAACACTTGGAACGCACATAACGATATATATATCTCTTTACGGATTTATGTGTAACAATGGTAACACTAATGATTTCAACTACTTAACATGTGTAACGCAACACTTTGTTACACATAACATATGTGTTACACTGTAAAGTACTGCTTGCATTTGCTATGTTACTGAGCAATTTGAATGTGTCAAGTGGTGCTTTACAAAAGCCTAATTGAGAATGATTCTCAAAATCATTTGACAAGCTGTGCTTTACAATTGACAAGCTATGCTTTACAACACATAGCGTCAATCAGAGAGTGTTACACATGTGTAACGCCTAAAGTTTAGGCAATAAGTGATGCTCTTATACGAACAGACACGCAGCGTCATTGATATATACAAAGGCGAACAGACGCAATGCAGCAAAGCATCTGGCATGAATCTGCAAATGATAATCATTCTCATTTAGAAACCTCCGATAAGTTACATTATGTTACATTGACCAATAAGTGACAATTAACGGCAGACCGATATTGATAATCGTTATCATTTAGATACGTGATGCTCGATTGATGCGCTGAATAATAAACAAGAAATAGTTTGTAGCAATAGGTCGGTAAACATTTATCGGTTTAGTTTTGCAAACAGAATCTGGTTTAAATTGATAGGGGAGGGGTGGGGTGGGGGTGGGTGCCCAGATGCCTGGATTTCTGTAAATTACGGCACCCCCTCACCAAAAATATAAAAATTTTATAGAGTCATCCAACTGTTCGCTTTTTAGAAACAAATGAATTGGCGTCTGTGTGTGCGATTTGCGAAGTCCAGTCTGTGCGTCAATAATTTGACCTGTGAATTGGTCTAGGTCATACTGTGAGTATGGTAAAGCTTGAATACAGCCAGAGAATAGATGGCCCGAAAAAGAATTATGTGGTTTGGGGGCATTATAAGGATAAGTCAAAGATATGGGATTTGCTGGATGTGTATGGGGATAAGGTTGTGATTGTGATGGGGATGGGTGGTCCGAAGACTAAGAATGGCGTTGTTTCTTCTATATGGCATGAATACGAGAGGTCGGGGAAGAAGCTTAAGGTTAATTATAAGTCGGCTCATTTAGTGGAAGTGGAGCTTGTGCGTGAATAGGTCGGAAGAAAGAAAGCGCAGGCGTGAAGAGTTAAAGGATATAGTGATTGAGAAGAAGGATTTGATTGTCCAGGAGAAGATGTTAGCGGACTCTGAGCGGATGGAGAAGATATATAAGCATTTGAGTTCGGGTGGGACGATTATTGATTACTGTGATATATCGGGGCAGTCGTATGCGGAGTTGATTTTCTGGATAAATTCGGATGACAGCCGGAAGAAAAAGTACGAAGAGGGGAAGCTTGCGAGGCAGGATTGGTTGTTTGAGCGGGTGCTTAAAGAGTATAAGGCGCTCAGTATGATTGATTTGGCGGACTTATACGATGAGAATGGGGCGTTGAAGCCTGCTAAAGAGTGGGGGGCGTTGGGGGCTGCGATTGCTGGAGTTGAGTCGTTTGAGGTGACGGAGATGGTGGATGGTGAGAAAGTGCCGGTCGGGACGACAAAGAAGGTGAAGCTCTACGATAAGACAAAGACGCTGGATGCGTTGGGGCGGTATTTGAAGATGTTTACGGATGTGTTAGAGGTTCGGGGCGTGATTTCTTTGAAGGATGCTTTGGCTGAGGCCGAGGAGAGGTCAAGGGTGATTACGGCTGAATATGTGAATTTGGAGAAAGAGCCAGAGCAGGAGCCTATTTAGTGGATGAGTTGGAGCACGAGTACGATGCGTCGATACCGGAAACAGCGACTGAAGAGTTGCTGGCTTGTGTGCATATACTGTATAGGATGTTCGATGGTTCGTATCCGGCTGTGGATAAGTGGCTAATGAGTTCAAACGAGAACCTGATGGGCGATGTGCCGATTAATAAAATTAGAGATGGTGAAGGATTGTATGTGTTAGAGTATTTGCGGGACATTCAAGAGCGAGGAAGATATAAAGTAAATGGTGGAATGAATTAGCCCTCGAAAGGGGAGCCATCCTAGCTCAAGAAAAGGACGTAAGACGTATAGATAGTATGATTGGACAAAGATCGAGAAGTCAATAGAAAAATAAGGACGGAGGAAGAAGTGTGGTTGATATTGGATGTGGGAGTGGTTGCGATGCTTGGCCTTGGGAATACGTTGTGGGAAAAGCGTGATTACCAGGTGCCGTATATGAAGGTCGAGGCGATGTCTGAATCAGGACTAGCTGTTGGCGTGGATGTATCGAGCCGGACGGCGATGGTGGATGTGGGGAATATGAATCCACAGACGGCAAGATGGGGTGTGTATGCAGCTAAAGAGTGGGATAGGCTGAGAGTTGAAGCGGGGCATGTGTCTGAGCATGAAGTGGCCGATACGCCGTCGCATGTCAAGGGAAGACCGACTGAGAGCTATAATTATGTTAAGGTTGGATATAAGGTGAGCGTCTGGGTTGATTAGTTGATCTGAATGGGGCAGTAGGGCGTAGCATGGAGGGGAATGGCTACGCAGGGAAAAGTAAAGTACAGTCCGCAAGAAGAGCAGGGCCTGATGGCTCGTATATGGCGAAAAGATATAAAGGACGACCCTTATGCGTTCGTTATGTTTGCGTTTCCGTGGGGTAAAAAGGGGACGCCGCTTGAGCATGTTCATGGTCCGAGAGCTTGGCAAAAGCGCGTTCTTATCAAGATGCGCGATCATATAGCTGAAAATAAGATTAGAGCTCAAAGAGGAGAGCCGCCACAGGTGCTGCAAGTGTGCGTTGGCTCTGGTCGAGGTATCGGAAAATCGGCGCTGGTTAGCATGATTATTTGCTGGATGATGAGTTGCGTTATAGGCAGCACGACGATTGTGACAGCGAATACTGAATCACAGTTAAAAGATAAGACATGGGGTGAGGTCGGCAAATGGTTTGCGATGCTGATTAACTCGCATTGGTTTGATAAGGCGGCTATGTCAGTTCGTCCGGCGGATTGGTTTAAGCAGAAGCTGGCTGATGAGCTAAAGGTTGATACAGGTTACTACTACGCTCAGGCTCAAACATGGTCTGAGGAAAATCCAGATGCGTTTGCCGGAGCGCATAACATGAACGGAATACTTGAGATTATGGACGAGGCGTCCGGTATTCCGACTCCGATATGGACAGTATCAGAGGGTTTTTTTACGGAACCGACTATATATAGGTTCTGGTTTGCTTTCTCGAATCCACGTAGAAATACAGGGGCTTTCTTTGAGTGCTTTCACAAGATGCGAGATTTCTGGTGGAGGTTAAACATTGATGCGAGGACAGTTGAAGGGACTGATAAGTCTGTCTATGACAAGATCATTGCTAAATACGGAGAAGACTCAGACGAGGTTCGGGTTGAGGTTAAGGGGCAGTTTCCGAAGCAGGGTGATAGTCAGTTTATAGGTCGAGACACAATTCAAGCTGCGGTCGAAAGAGAGCTGTTTGAGGATGAGTATGCTGGGCTGATTATGGGCGTTGACCCTGCAAGGTTTGGAGCGGACTCAAGCGTGATTTACTTTAGAAGAGGTCGGGATGGAAGGTCGATTCCGGCTATGTCGTTTAAAGGCAAAGACAACATGTGGATGGCTAATAAGTGCGCTGAAATGATCGAAAAATACAAGCCAGATGCTGTGTGCGTTGATGCGGGAAACGGCACTGGGATAATAGATAGATTGAGAGAGATGGGGTATAAGGTGCATGAGGTATGGTTTGGAGCAAAGTCTGAAGATGAGGCTTATGCTAACAAAAGAACTGAACTTTGGGGCAGGATGAGAGATTGGCTGAAAGAGGGCTGCATACCACAAGAGCAAGAGTTGATGGATGACTTAGCTGGACCAGAGTATGATTTTAATAGCAAAGATCAGATTATGCTTGAGAGCAAAGAAAAGATGAAGTCCAGAGGATTGTCGTCGCCGGATATTGGAGATGCTCTTGCCTGCACGTTTGCGGTTAAAGTTGCGAGAAAAGACAGTAGTTTGATGAAAGGCAGAAGCAAGCAGCGAGTCGCTAAAGACCTAGACTATGGTATTTTAGGTTGACATGATTATGACGAGAAGTCAAAATTTTGACAGTATGTCGGAGGTCTAATGAGTGGCGGAAGTTTAAGAAATGTCGTTCAGACTGCTTCATTGGCAGCGCCTCAAATGTTTGGCTCAAATGTCGTAGCGCTTGGAGTTGCATCGAAAACAGCATCTGCTATTGATGCTGCGATGACAGAAAACAAAGCTCCAGAGATGACACAGATGGCTCCGCCTCCAACAATGGCAGACCAAACAACTCAGACTCAAGAACAAATGAGAGTTAAAACATACGGACGCGCCGGAACCATTAAGAATACTGGCGGGTACAAAGGCTTATCTTCTAGCCTGTTGAATTTATCTTCACCTAGTCTGGTTGGCAAATAGTGGAAAAAATGCAAGAAGGCAAATATGCGAATATCGTCAAGAAAGTTGATGATCTTGTTTCTGATCGCATTAACTTTGAGAATCAGTGGCAGGAGATTGCTGAGAGGATTGACCCTGCATCAAGCGGGCTATTTCGCGGAAGCAGAACGAAAGGCTCTAAGAATACTGAGCTGATGTTTGACTCCACCGCGACGATTGCTTTGCAGCGATTTGCAGCGATTCTTGATAGCTTACTTACTCCGAGAAATCAGACTTGGCATAGGCTTTCAGCAAGCGACCCATATCTGATGAAATCTAAAAACGTCAGGCTTTACTTTGAAGAAGTAAACGGACTATTGTTTAAATACAGATACGCTCCTGTGGCTAATTTTAGCTCACAGAATCAAAAAGACTTTATGTCTTTGGGCGCTTATGGTACTTCGGGAATGTTCATCGACGAGCTGAGGGGCGGCTCTGTCGGTCTTAGATACAAGAATGTTCACTTGTCAGAACTGTCGTTCTGCGAAAATCATCAGGGCATTGTTGAAGAGGCTTATCGTAAGTTTAAAATGACAGTCTCTCAGCTTGAAAAAAGATTCAAAACTGTGCCTGAGAAGGTGCGAGAAGAAAAGAATAAGCAGAGAGAATTTGAAGTTATCCATGCTGTTTATCCGAGAATCGAAGGATATGACCCGAACAGGCTTGATGCAAGAGGCATGAAATACGTCTCTTGTTACATCTTGTGCGATGGTGGGTTTGAGCTTGAAGATGGCGGGTTTAATTCTTTCCCTTATGCTATTTCTCGCTACGAGCAGTCTCCTATCGAGGTGTATGGAAGATCGCCTGCAATGATGGTTCTTCCGACAATCAAGGTTTTGAATGAGCAGAAAAAAACCATTTTAAAGCAAGGACAAAGAACTGTAGACCCTATTTTGTTGGTGCATGATGATGGCATTGCTGATGGATTTTCAATGCGTTCTGGCGCTCTGAATATCGGCGGAGTTAATGCAGATGGCAGAGAGCTTGTAAAAGCGCTGCAAGTAGGCCGTGTAGATATTGGTCGCGACCTGATGGAAGACGAAAGAGCGATTATTAAAGACGCTTTCTTGACGAGCGTATTTCAGATTTTGACAGAAAATCCTCGCATGACCGCAGCCGAGGTCATGGAGCGAACCAAAGAAAAAGGCATGCTGCTTGCTCCGACTATTGGTCGCCAGCACACAGAAAAGCTCGGACCAACGATTGAGCGAGAGATTGATATTCTCTCTAGAAAAGGTATCTTGCCTCCAATGCCTCAAGAATTGATCGAGGCCCGGGGCGAATATCGTATTGAGTATGATTCTCCTATTAGCAGAGCACAAAGAGCAGAAGAGGCGGCTGGTTTGATGAGAACAGTAGAAAACGCTTTAGCTGTTGTGAATGTGACTCAAAACCCAGAGCCTTTAGACTTTTTCAACTGGGATGTTATTACTCCAGAGATTGCGTCTATCAACGGAACGCCGGAAAGATGGATTAGATCAATGGATTCAGTGCAACAGATTAGACAGGGAAGAGCACAAATGCAGCAAGAGCAGATGGCAATTCAAGCCGGACCTAGCATTGCGGCTGTAGCAAAAGCAGCTAAGTAACGAGGCAAAGAGGACGAATGAACGAACTTTTTAGAGCGGCAAAGGAATTTATACGTCAGCGACAAACAGCCTACATGCTTGTGTTTAAAAAAGAAGACAAAGCTGTCGAGGTTGTCCTTAAAGATTTGGCTAAATTTTGTAGAGCGAATAAATCATGCTTCCATGAGGACCAGAGGCTTCACGCTGTTTTTGAGGGGCGGCGAGAGGTATTTCTGAGAATCATGGAGCATTTAAACCTTACCCCCGATGAATATTGGGATAAGTATGGAAAGGAAAAATAATGAGCGAACAGCAAACACCAATAGGACAAGTAGGGGACGCACAAGCAAATCCAGCAGGACAAGCTGCGCCGACAGAGTGGCAGTCAGGGCTGAATGACGATTTAAAGTCTTATGTCCAGACAAAGGGCTTTAAAGACCCAGCGTCTGTTTTGGACTCATACCGGAACTTAGAAAAGCTTGTTGGAGTAAAGGATAAGCTTTTGCAGGTGCCTGATAATCTTGGAGACGAGAAAGCAATGGCTGCTGTGTGGGACAGATTAGGTCGTCCGACAAAGCCAGAAGAGTATGGAATTAAGAGCGAAAACGAGGCTTTTACAAAGTGGTATACAGAGACAGCGCACAAGCTTGGTTTAAACAGAAATCAGGCAGAAGCTTTGTTTAAGTCTTATGATGAGTATTCAAAAGCAGAGATTACGGCTTTTGAGGCGCAGCAAAAGGCAGCAGATGAAAAGCTTGTTAATGAGCTTAAAACAAAGTGGGGCGCGGCTTATGATCAGAATGTATCCGTAGCAAAGCAGGCGGCTGTGCAGTTTGGAGTAGACGAGGCTATGGTCACAAAGCTTGAGTCTGTTCTCGGCTTTCAAAAGACGATGGAGTTTTTTAACGCCATTGGCTCAAAGATTGGCGAGTCTGAATTTGTAGAAGGCAAGCCAGCTTCCGCGAATAAGGCTTACACTCCAGAAGGGGCTAAAGCTAAGATCAACGACCTGATGAACGACAAAGACTTTGTTAGAAAGTACATCGACGGCGACCAGCAGTCTCGCCAAGAGATGGAAAGGCTTAACAAGTTTGCGCTCGGAATGCAGGCATAAAGTCTAGTTGTAAATAAAATAAAAAATATATTTGACTTTGTTTAATGTCAAATATCAGAATGGAGTAAGTTGTGGATTTAGTAAGTGTAAGGCTTGAGTGCTTAAAGTTGGCAGTCGGCAAAGTTGTCGGCAGAGAACCTTCAGAAATAGTTACGCTGGCAAAGCACTTTGAGAATTACATAATTGAGTCTACAGCTTGCTCGGCTTCTAACGAAGTCAAAGATTCGGGAACCTCAGAGCAGAGGCCGAATGACAGTGTGAAAGCACACAACAAACATTCAAAGAAATAGACCCCTGCGAGCAGGATAAGTCCTTTCTAGAATAAAGAAAAGTGCATCGGAAGATGTAAAACTTAATTTATTTTAAAGGAGGACTTAAATGTCTGCAAATTTACCTAGTTTATACGCA